CGGTAACGGAGTGTTTAACACGCGCTGATCCGCTTCGTTTGCGGAGAATAGATTCGTTAATCTCCGCATCTTTGCTGCAACGGCTTAGGACTTCCTTTTGGTAATATTACCGTTATTTCTTTCTAGCAGTCTTCGCTGCCTTCTTAAAGGCTTTTGCAGTAGGAGCACCCTTAGATCCGGGTTTACGCATCTTCTCCCCTGATCCAGCGGCTATTCTCTTACGTTTGGCGTGGATATTGGCGTATAGTCCTTGTTTAGCCATTACTTCTTAGCCTTTTTCTTTTTCATAGCGGCTTTAGCTTTAGCCGCCGCAGCTTTGCCTTTTGGGGTATATGCGTAGTGTTTTCCGTTTACTTTTGGCATTACATTTCTCCTAGTTCTTCCATTGATACAACCCATTGTTTAGGTATAACTAGCTCTGCGTCTCCTTCGGTAATATTACCGTCTTCGACTAACATATGTGGACATATGATTATCTTGTCCTCATCGTTAACTAAAACAACACCACAAGAAACAGCAGTAGCTATTTTAGCTTGCGTAAGCTCGTCTAACTCTCGCCAGCCCACGTTTGCTCCTCCTTGAGCATCTTTCCACACAACCTTGTATATCTTTACCATTTGACTTTATCAGCCCAGTAAGCAGCAGATAGTTTTCCTTTAGCAATGTTTTTTGCGTGTCTAGCTTTAAACGATTTTTTTCTAGCTTTTTCTGAAGCTGTTGTTGGATTTTTTCCAGCACCTGATACTCCTTGTTGTCCGAACCGAATTGTTTTAACTTTGTCGCCTTCTTTGGCAACGACTACGTGAGACTTCTTAGGATGATTCGGAGTTCTCTTTGGTTTGTTGAACCCGCTTACTCCTGCTCGTGCTAGTCTTGGATCCTTCTCCTTTGCCATCAGATTTCTCCTGTTGGTGCTGGGCCGACACTTGGCCCTCTAGGTCCGCGAGGCGCTCCTCCATTTTCTCCAGTTTGTCGAAGTGGGCTTGGAACCCCTTGTTGATCTGGCTGATTAGGCTGTCTAGTTCTTTTTGAGTCATTAACATCTAACTTTCCTCTTACCTCTGTTTCTTTTAGTAAAGCCTGTGCAACTTTAAGTCGTCTCTCAAAGTCTTTCTCGTCTTGGTCACCTTCTCTCATGTTTCTGGTGACTGCCTCAATCTTATCAATTTCAACCTCTACAGGGGCCAACTGAGCGTCTATCATGTACTTCTGCGCTCGTGCCTGAGACTCAGCAGCTTGTGCGTTAAGTGCGTTAGTTTGGCTCTGCTGGAACTCAAGCTGTGCTTGCTGTGCTTGCTGTGCTGCCTGTTGTGCTTCTGGGTTAGGCTGTGAGGCTTGCTGCATAGATGCAATAAGTTCTTCACGGTTGCTAATATTCATGTTGTCGATAATGCTTTGAATCAACACAGGGTAAATTGGAGAGTCTTGTTTCATTGTTTGAAGTAGTTGTACAAGCTGAGTTACTTCGTACTCTCTAGCAATAATGCCTAGCGTACTGGTAGCATTAAACTTGTAGTCAGCTACTGGATAGTTTTCTGGGTCGAATTGCATGTACCTATGCGCTGCTTTCTTTACAAAAGGCAACAGGAACGACTGCTGGAAGTTAATCAAAGTACGCTTGTGGCGCTTAATGATTGCGCCTAGAGACATACTTATTCCTGCGGCAGTCGCTTCGCCATTAACCTGTCCAGCAATACCGGCGCTATCAACAGCTCCTGTTGCTTGCTGTACCATTTGCTGAAGCGCTGAAGCCTGTGCAAAAGTAATTTGGCCCACATTTCCAAAATTAAAAGGTTGAAGTACTTCACGGGGATCACCATTCGTCAGTATCATTTTACCCGGACGCACTTCGGGTTTTGCGCCTCTCGGCAGTCGGGTTGCGTCGATAGCCAACATAGGATGTATGGTTAACGACAATGCGTCAATACGAGCGCGTAGCTCGGTATCTAGTGCTTTTTGAGAGTTGTAGCCTTTTTCACAAACACCTCGTCCCCAGAAACGACTGGGTACAACGTCCCAAGGAAACGCAACTACAGGACGGTCTTGCATCATGTAGGGGTTTGCTTCAGCTTTAAGCAAGACTCCGCCATTGGCAACAACAACAATAGCTTCTACGTACATAGAGTTTTGCTCAATGGTGTCGTCTATAGCCTCCTCAAGAAGTTGCTTAGGCACGAGACCGTAATACTTAGTTAGCCTAACCTTATCGTCGTTGTACACCGTGAGGTCTTGGTCAGGCTCTAGGTCAGTGTCAGGAGCAGCGTTAGCTACGTATACGTCACGGTAGACTCCCTGCTCTTGCAACAGTTCTACGTGATGTCGGCTAACAAACTCATCTATGGCAACACCCATAGCGTCTTCTACAGACGTAGCTACAGGGTCGATAAGGAAGTTCTGAGGCATTACAGGCTTTAGCTTGACAACTACACGATCAGTAATGTTTACGCCTATAGCTTGCAACTGTCCGTCCATAATAGGTTGAGTTGCAGGTGCCATTTCTTTAGCTTCTTCAATAACAATTTCACCGATGCCAGTGCCAAAAACAGCAGCGTTAATTAGACACTCAGCAACAGCTTTTCGTATCTTACACTGCTCAAAGTCTTCTGTTAGTTTCTTACGGAGGTACTGAATGTCTTGCTTTTCAGGATCATTAGAATCGTCTGTAATGTCAAACCACTTACCACGACCAAACGTGGCTTCTTCTAGTTCTGCTACATTAGACTCGACAGCTTGTTGAAGTGCAGGAGAAATAATCCGACTACGCTCAGAGGAACGCTCACGGTCAGCAGGATCCCAGATGCCACGCCACAGTCTGTAGTATTCGTCAAAATCTGCTTCGTAATTTGATTCAAAATTATCACGCCAGTCTTCGCATTTGTTAATTACCCAACCTTCTATGGTTTCTCCCATCATCAGTGGGTCTGGGCTGTATAGTTCACTCACTTTAGTACCCCGCTACAATATCTAAAATTTCAGGCTCTTCGAACTCTAGTTCTGCTATCCCGTATGGGACGTTAGCAAGCTGATCTATGTACGCCAACGCATCAACTAAGTCGTCATGCGTCAGCGGATCAGGGAATTGAAACAACTGATCGAGGAACCTTGCGTTCCAGTCACCTTTGTTTATGCTCACAATTCCGTTCTCAAAGCGCCCTTGCAGCGCCCACATGACCCTATCGGTTTTCTTTTTGTTACCGTGGGTAAGCTCTTCTACTCTGAAGAACTGTGCGTACTTCTTTTGCAGATCCATAAGCGGCGACATAACCGCTTGCTTTGCAATTCCTCTTTCAATACCAACAGAGACAGGACGATAGTCACGAACGGCTTGAAAGATTTTAATGGCTGTCTCGTCCAGAGACCATCTTCCGTGTATAATGTTATCAATGTACCAATCACCGTTGTCACCTACCTTGACGATAGCCATAGCTGTTTCGTCTAGCTTAGTGTTCTTCGTGCGTTTCTTTCCTACTTCCTCAAAGCCAGCCAAGTCGATTGCGATGTAGTAATCACCGAACTCCGGCTCTTCACCGTACTTAATCCAGTCTTCCTTGAACATTTCGGAACCAGTGGCTTCGAACGACGCCATGAACTCTTGGCGGAAAGCGTACGACGACATCGACTTCTTAGCAACATCAATCTCGCTTGGATCAAGTAGAGGGTTATCGTAAGACGTAAAATGCCAGCCCTTATACGTTTCATCATCAGCCATCTCCGCGTACTTGTACAACTCGTAGAAGTGGTTACGACCCATAGGCGTTCCTATGAACAAGGCGTGACCCTTCTGGTCTGCTAGGGCTGGACGCAAGATTTGTTCCCATACATCGGGCTTCATGTCTGCGTACTCATCCATAACAAGAAACTTCAAGGACACACCACGCATAGTCTCTGGCCTGTCGGCTCCTTTTAGACTAATTGTAGCCCCGTTGACCAGCTTGATCTGCAGGTTGTTAATGTGCGAACCTGAGATGACAGGGTGTCCTAGCTCTAGCAGAGTCTGCCACATGATGTCACGGGCTTGTCCCTGCGTAGGCGCAACGTAAAAAACATGACCACGTTCGGCTTGTAAGGCATTGATAATGAGCAGCCACGCAGCGAGGCGTGACTTTCCTGTTCGTCTTCCGGCAGCGACTACTTTAAAACGAGTCGGATCATTGTACACTTCCTGCTGCCAAGGAAGCAGTTCAACATTAAGATCCATTAAAGTTAACGAATACCGCTGGTTGCTCTAACAGATCAAACGTAACTACAAACTCCATATCACCCGCAGACGTTGTGAACGCCTTGATAGCGTCACCAGCTTGAAGAACAAACACTGCGTTACCGTCAATTAACAAAAAGTCTTTAGCTGATATGTTACCACCGCCTAAAATATCTACACGGGTTCCGTCAACTTTGTCTACGTAGATGCCAGCACCGTTAGTAGAGCCACCTAAGTTACTAACAAAAAGCATATTCCAGTGCGCTACGTAACCACTAGGAACAGTAAACATAGTAGCTACATCTGTGGTTGTAACGTTAGTATTTCTTGTGTACAACATAGTTAGTACGTCCAGATAACAGGTGAACTTGCTCGGATGTCTAAGTGAATAAACGAAGGATCAACGCCTATGCCTGTGAATCCTAACGCCAGTGCTTCCTTTACTAATCTAAACCGCTTGTTACTGCTAACAACTCGTATGTCTGCTGCGATGCCGTTAGCGTGAGTACCGGGAATCTTTTTTGCAGCCTCAATAGGGTGGCTAGGGTCGCGGTAGCCGCTGGTAATAACAAACGGAAACGCACATACGTGTCTCAGCGCGTCGAGTTTTTCAAGAAACTCTGGTTTCATTTCGTTATTGCCGGTGTGTTGACAGTTAAACTCTTCTAACTCAAAGTATCTCACCGGAATCTCCATCAATAACGCTGCCACCGCTAACGTCGGCGGAACCGACACCCGTAATGTTAATCTGTATTGCGCTCCGTCCTGCGTCTTTGACGACATCCTTTTCGAACAGCGCGGTAGGAGCAACGCGATCCATAACAAGTTTCCATGCTGCTGCTTGATTTTTATGATCGTCGTCTAAAGCAGCGCGGAAGATCGCTTCAAGTACCTTTGCAGACTTTGGGCTAGCCAGCATCCGCGCCTTATACTCGTTCATAACCGCTGCGTCGCCTTTCGGACGACCGCGTACACCCCTATTTCCTTTTTTAACAGACGCTACTTCAGTCTTTTTGGGACGACCCCGACCCCGACTAGGAGTATCAGTCATAACAATCCTCAGCGTTATCTTTAAAGTATCTTTAAAGGCACAGTTAAGTTACAGTTCAGCAGTTCAGTTCTGGTTAGATTCGGTTCTGCAGTTCAGTCCCTGTTCAGTTAAGTCCAGAAATATTAAAAATATAATTATATTAATAACAGCGGTGTAACTGAACTGCTTA